ATATATAGTATAGTAAAAAAGTCGATTTTACTAACTCCAAATTTAAAAAATTTTAAATTTTTTTCACCTTAAAAAAGGTTTTTTTATATAGTATAGAAAATTTGTTCAGTTTACTAACTACAATTTAAATTAATAAAACCACCTTATATTGACTGCTAAATTTATTAACATAATAATTTTGTAACTCATTTAGTCTATCCCTTCGTTGTTTATGTAGTTGCGAACTAGTTTTGTGTATTACCTTAACCCTATATTTATTATCACCATAATAAGCCCTTTGTATGTTGTCCAATTTAGTTAAACTTATAACACTTCCCACTCTAATAGTCCCGCATAAAACATCCTCTACAATGTATATATAACCCTTTAATAGCCTCTGTGGCACTGTGTAACCTATTAGTCGACTAATTATACCTATTAATATTTTTATCACTAAATCACCCCTTATATAAGTTCGCCTCCAGCACTTATATACTGGAGGCTTACTGCACTACATATAAAACCCTCCTTATAAATATAAATCAAATAAATCTTGTTCAGCTTCCTCAACAGTTTTGTATGCAATACTGTTAACTCTTTGCCCCATATCTCCAAAGTTTTCACTTATAGTTGACATTCTAAATAAATAATATTTGTTATCCATTACGCATTTATCAATAGTAAATACACCTTTTTTACTTTCCAATCTTTTAACTTCTTTAAACATAATATGCAACTCCCCTTTTAATTTTTTTAACTTAGTGCAGTTAATAATAAAATTGTAAAAGTGTTAACATCTTCCATGTTGAATATTCTAATATATCCCCTACTTTTATCATACAACTTTGCGCCATACTGTTGTTCTAATAGATGTCTGTATTGTTCTTTTAGTTTTTCCCATATGCCTCTCTTTATATCTATATTTACATTGCCTTGTCTGTTTGGTCTAACTTGCAATAATGTTCCTTTTTTTCTAGGAGTTAATACTCCTATATATTGTTTGTATGGTTTGAAGTAGGCGTTGTGTTCATCCAATACTTTATTAAATTGTGAAAATAATTCGTCTATATTGTTTTTACCTTTTGTATTAGCCTCTACAACCTTGCTATCAGCTTCTCCAGTGTGGTCTTCATGGTTTTCATTGACTGCTACTTTTTTACTTGTATTAGTAGGTTTTATAGGTAAGTGTAGTTCTACGTTATCCTCCACTGTTTTTTCTTCAACTGTTTTTTCTTCCACTGGTTGTTCCACTTCTACAACTGCAAACCAACGGTACATTGTTGACTCGCTATAGCATTTACCATTACTTAATATGTATTTGCCATTTTCTAAACCTATAACTTCTAATATAGTATTATTTCTCTTGTCCATTACCTTACTATTTGCACTTAAATTTTGTAATTCATTTTTTCTCATAATATTTTCAACCCCTTTAATAATTACCTTACTTCTTATATAATTAAAGTATAATCCATTTCTACTAGCAAATCTCCTGTTTTATCACACATTTTTTCCAAATAAAAATGGACTGTATTAACAGTCCTCCTCATATTTCCAAGTGATATTTTACTAACAATTATATATAGTGTATATGTTATACTTTATATATAGGCAGTAAAAGGCCAACTGCCATATATATACGTCTTTAGGTTTTATACCATATATATATTTAAAAATCTCCCTTATATTTAAAAAAGCTACTCGTTCGATTGAGTAGCTTTTTTTATGTTTATTTTACTATTAAATTGGCTTTGTCTAATTCATTATAAAGGGATTCAGTAACTATTATATTAATAACCTTTTTAGGTACGTCAACGAGATGTTGTTTTCCATCTCCTTTATATACCTCTGCTGTCGGTTGACTAAATTGCTTTATATATGCAAATAGTCTTTCGTCTTGGTCACTAAATTTCTTTGCTCCGTTAGTTCTTATTTCCGGTGTTATTTTGGGGATTGTTACTTCACAATTGGCAAATACTTTTACCTGAACTGTTTTATAATTAAGATTCTCCTTTACTATTTGCTCAAAACTTCTCGCCAAAGCTCCGGCAAAACTTATTTTTTTAAATGCTCCACGTTTTTTCATTATTTATTTACCTCCTTATAAACATCTCTATTATTATCCAACCAGGTTTTAATTTTATATTGCCCCTGGTATATGCACATTTCTTGTCCATTATTATTAGTAATAACTATTTCGAATTTATATGTTCCAGCAATGCTTTTTTGCTGCTCAGTCAAATCGACTAAAAATGTACCATCTCCAACCTTGGTTGGCATTATTTTAAACTTGTCCTTGTTTGGACTTAATACCCTAATATACATCTGTATATCCTCTGGGCATTCCATTAATTCTATTTTAAATTGGCAAGTCTTTTTTGCTTTAATGCCAAATATCAACTCGTCGGCATATATTAAAATTGGTGTTTTGTTGTATTGTGCTTTCCTATTTAGGTTTATTTTAATTTTTCTTATTAAATAATCCAATCTAATCACCGCCTCGTATTATCTTTTTCTTCTTATTAATTCCATTTAATATATTTTTAACCCTCGATTCAGTTAATCCTGTAAGTCGGGCAATTGTTTTTACGCTGCATCCAATATTATAGTACTCTTCAATTAGGCCGAAATCCCTCAAGGCTCTACTGTTATCCTTTTTACTTTTACTCATCTTCCTTTTTCGCCCCCTTTTTTATGGACTTATAGTATTTTAACTTGTGCTGCAAATACTCTATGGTTGCATCAATACCTTTTATTTCACATAATTCTCCAATTAATAAATCTAAATTGCACGTATTATAATAGTCCTTTGGTGGCTTATTACTTATATATTTAACCTTGTTTTTACTAGCTTGATTTTCAATATACATTTAATCAGCTCCTTACTCCTTAATAGGCTCAACTTTGTCAAAGAACATATTACTTTGACTTTCTCCACTAATTAACTCATACAATGTTTTACCGCTTAGTTCTGTAGGTAGCACGGGTTCATTAGTGTGGCGTATCCATGTAATATCATCAACGTCTTGTTTTGCAGCTTCCAATTCCTCGTCTATTTGTTGTATGGCTCTAATATTAACCCTGTCGTCCTCGTTTGTTGCTAATATTAACTTACATTTAGCATAGTCGAATAAATCTTGTGGCACATTAATATCAGTTGCTAATTTTTTTAAATCTTGTTCCGTAAAATCTCCAGTGGCAATTTTAGCGTCCACCACCATTGCATTTCTCATAAAGGATGCGTCACTTATATTTTTTCTTTGTGCTCTTTGTCCTTGTATTTGCGCTTTCCTTTGTGTTGCCACTTCATATCCACTTTCAACAAAGGTTCTTTTATAGTTGGATAGTTGTTTGTCGGCTTCCTTAATTAGCTCACTTATCATGTTTTGTTTACCTTTGGTTGTATAATTAAAATTTTCCATATTTTCTTTATATTTTTTTCTATACTCGTTTATTACTTTGGCACTCTCTGTTTGCACCGCTCTTTTTAATTCTCTATATTCCATTATCCTTCACCCTCCATTATAAACTCTCTTTAACTACATAACTAAAAATATCACTTACGTTTGTTTTATTGCTATAGCTAAGCACTAACTGGCACTCGTATTTTCCAGGTTCATCAACTATTAATTGGAATTGCCTACATATGTTCTTAAGGTTATTAACCACTTTACTAGTTAGTACTGCAATCTTTCCGTTTGGTGTTTTAACTTTTAACTCGGCTCTAATATAACCTTCCATCTCACCTCTTAAATTAAGGTATGCAGTATTTTTATCACCTTGGTTAAATTGTAGTGAATCCTCTTCATACATTATGGCACCACAACTGCAATTATAGCTAATATTTTTCACTTTATCTAAATTCATTATTTATCTTCCTCCTCCATATTTTCTTCCTTTACAATCTTCCTAGCCATATATTCGGCCACACTATGCACAATTAAATTGGATATGGTCATATTATGTTCGGCTGCGAACTCGGCTATATAATTATATTCTTCCGGTGTTAACTTGCAACCTATAAACTCTGTTTTTCGTTTTCTATCAAACATTTAGTACCGCCTCCTTGTTTATTACGTTTTACATTATTATATACTATAAAGTTTAATGTATTATTTAACCAAACATTTAAAAAAAAGCCATTAAATAGCTTATGGCACTATTTAAGGGCTTTTATTTGTATTTATTCAGTTGTTAGTGTTTCATTCAATACTTGTGCTAAAAAATCTTGTAATGGCATCCCGGCTTCCTTTGCCAATTTTTTATATAGTTGTTTATCCTGTGGTGTTATGTGTATATTGCATATTACTTTGTTCTCATGGGGTTTATATTTATTAGTAAACTTTGGAATATATCCATTTCTCTTAGGTTTTACAGTGGGTATATTATACTCTTTGCCTGCTTCCTTATACGCATAGTGTAATCCTTTTAAATGTGTTAGTTGTCCATTCATGTGCTTACTTACGGCGGTTGGTGTTACTTCAATGTCTTTTGCAAGTTTTACGGCACTTTTATATTCTTCACCTGTTTCAATACATATAATAAACTTTTGCTTAGTTGGTTTATAATCCTTGTCATGTGTGTACTTCCAATTATATCCCTCTACTGTTGCATATTGCCCTTCACAACATCTTTTTATCATATGTCTTTTACTATTACTAAATCCATAAAAATCACAAGCCTCTCTAATACTATTAAATTGCTCCCCGGTTGTAATATTGGTTACTGGTGTATTATATACACTTGGATTCTTAGCTCTTACCGCTTTGGCTGCTCGCTCTTTAGCCGTTCCATAGTTACTATTATATTTCGGTGTACACCACTCAAGGTTCTTTACATGATTATTAAGAGGATTCTCGTCTTTATGGTTTACATAGGGCAAATTTAAAGGGTTAGGTATAAAGGCCTGTGCCACCAAACGGTGAATATAATACGGTTTAGATTTACCATCTTTAACTAAGTTTACAAAGGCATATCCATCATTAGTATAGCCAGGTTTTAATATACGTCCCTTTTGAATTGCTTGTTTTCCATTAAATCCACATATTTTTAAACGTGGTAAACTTCTAACTCTACCATCATCACTTACTTGATATAACCCTTCAAATCCAATTACATCCTTCCAGTTACCATCGATATTCTGTATATCCGGTATATACAGTTCAGCCACTTCCAAATTATTTAAATTGCAGTTATTTCTATCTCCGTCTTTATATACAAGAGGTGTATTTTCTGTATAGTTGTCCATAAATAATTCAGCTATTGTTTTACCTAAATTTATCCTATATACTGTTCCATTTATACTTAACATTAAATTTCCATTAGAGAAGGGCTTTAATATTCTACCTTTATGGAAATATTTATGTCCATTTTTACCCATAACATATCTGTCTACACTTCGGCATACTCCATAATTACTGAACTCATAGTAACCTTTCCATTCGGGCTTAGTCTTCCATATTTCTTTACTCATAACTTTTCACCACTCTTTCAAAAAATTAACTATATAAAGTATAGAAAAATTGTGGTGATTACTAACTACAAATATAAAAAAATAACCCTAAATACAATTATATATTTAGGGTTGCTAACTTATTATATTCTCCTCCACTCTTTGGAATCTACTGATTTTGTAGTTCCATTCTTTTTAACATCAAATCCACTAGCTTGTAATATCTGAATGGTTTTGAATTGATGTTGGCTGTTGTGTATATAGTGCCATCAATTATAATGTAGTCGGTAGGCTGCTCGTTTTCCCTCCCTTGCTCATACAAGTATTTGGCATAGCTTTCAGCTAGTTCTATCTCTGTGGCTAATCCACATTCTATTATACTTTTTAATCCTATATTCATTTTATTCCCTCCTAAAATTGGTCTGTATCATGTTTTATTTGATTATTTCTTAATCTAAATCCCATTTTGCTAAATTTCCCTTTATCGAAGTTGATAAAAAATTCTCTTTCCCATCCTACTTTCCCATATCTATTTTTTATTAGCTTCAAGGTCATTTCTCCATCTTTTGTTGCAAGTGAGATAACCCTACTACTATTAGCTCCTACGTCATCACTTCCCGCTATGTTAGTTAGTTCTGGATTTTCTATCTTGTCTTCACTAGCTCTGCCTCTATTTGCTTGTACTGCTAGTAATATTGGTATTTCTAATAGTGTACTTAGATTGAATAAGTCTTGAGATATGTGTGCATATTGTTCCTTGGTGCCATCGCCTCTTTTCCTCTTTTCATCATTCATTAGTGATAATTGGTCAATTCCTATTATGTCTGGTTTATATTGTAGTGCAAGCATTTTAAGTTTGGTTACTGTCAATTGTTCTCCGCCTAAATCCTTTGGAGTTACAATGTGAAATAATGTAGTGTCATCCATTAATAGCTGCTTAATTTCTCTCTGCTCACTCTCTGATATATCCCCTGTAATAAGTTGTGTATTGCTGATATTATGTTTCAAAGTTAGATGTCTATACATTACCTCTTTTGCACTCATTTCTCCACTATACATCAATACTCTTTTGCCTTGTCTGTTTGCTTCGGCTAGAAACTTCTGTAATAGCCAAGACTTACCTTGATTAATTCTTCCTACTATTGATACCAGCTCATTCCCTGGTAGCCATCCATGAGTTATTTCGTCAAGTTCTTCAAATCCACTTGAAATTCCTATAATACCTTCATTGTTTAGAGTTCTTTTTCGTTCTATATCTTGCTCAAATATATCCGCCATATCTTGTATATCTGCCCCATATTTGATTTTATTAGCTCTTAGAAGGTGCTCTGATTCCTTCACCACATTCTCTAAGCCTTTGATGGCATCTTGTTCTAAGATATTAGCACTATCTTGAAATACCTTGAAGCCCTTCTCAAATAGATAATCTTCTTTTAAGTGATATATAATGTAATTAATAGGCTCCAAAACTTGCACCACATCAAAGTCTGGGAATTTTCCCATGAATGTTTCCCAGTCTGGAACTGTATTATAAGCTCTATAGTGTCTATAGATAAAATTAAACTCATCTTTGTATGCTCCAAAATAATCTTCTGTAATGTCCTCTATCAAATATTTTTCTATATTCTTTGTATCTAATATATTATTTATTGCTTGTAACTGTATCATCTATACTTCCTCCTCGCCGTTTGTTCTGTGACTATATCCTTCAAATCTTACTCTAATACTTAATCTTACAATCCTATCTGCAAGTCTTACATCAACTTTATCCACTAATCGACTTGGATGTATATTACTAGTATAGATATTACTCAAACCATTATTAATTCTTGAGTCTAATATTCCGAATAGTAATGTCTTATCACTTGCAGTATATTTATCCATTGCTCCCATGTCGTCCCATATTACAACATCAGCTTCTTTTAATAGCTCAATAAATTTTAACAGTTCTGGGTCTTTCTCTTCATTTAAAAATCTATTCTTATATCTACTGCACAAGTCAGTAACATTGACATAAGCACCTGGATTGTGTCTACAATCCATACACTTAAAGTATTCAACTAATAACTTTGCAGCCCATGTAGTTTTCCCAGTGCCTACATCTCCTGAATATATGTATAAGTCCTTCCCTTGTTCAACAAAGTTTACTATATCATCTCTTATCCTAGCTAATTTTCTGAATGCTTCTAAATCCACGTCATCGGGTATAAGTCTTATTTTATCAACACGTTGTAATTTTCTAGGTAACTGCGATTGTTTTAGGATGCGGTCATAGTAGCTTCTTATGCTACAATCACCTGTGCATTCATTATTTGCATATAATTGACATATTTCCCTAACAAAACATTCACACATACACTATTCCTCCTATTCCATATCACCAAAATAATTATGTCTTTTCTTTGTAGTTTGTTCTTTTTTAGATTCCTTTGGCTTACTGTCTTTTGTAGATTTTTTAGTCTTTTTATTGGCACCACTATATTTTGTTTTAGTAGTTACTATATCTTGTTTAGGTTCTTCTATAAAATCGTTTGGATTTAGTTCTGTCTTTGTAAATGATACACTTAATAATTTACCTCTCTTTGATGTTGCACCATTCGTTATACTCCATTCCCACTCTACCTCATAACCTATTGGAGTTTTATTTTGTAGTAATGCTTTTTCCACTAATAAAGTATTAATTTCCTTAATAGCTCTGTTTACTGTTGTTTCTAAATCATTGAATCTCATTGTGTATATTTTCTTTTTACCTTCTATTGTATAAGGGCTAATATAGTTCAATAATGTAATTGCTTTCATATCTGTATGTCCTGCATAGTCTAATTGTGAATTATATCTGCATAATATAGCCCAAATTATTTTACTGTTTAATGTGCTTAGACTTACACATATATCTAAATATAATCTTGTGTATCCTTCTACGTCTGTAAGTTCTTTACAGTCTTTCACATACTCAATAAATCTTGGATTAAACTCTATATATATCTCCTGTGCATCTGTTTCCCAAAGTATGTATTTGAAAATTGGAATACTTGCCATATTACCTGTGATTGCATCATACACCAAAACATTTTTAACTCTCGTAAATAATAAATCCTTTGTCTCCTTAATACCATATAATCTGTGTTGCTTAGCATTTATTACGTCATAACCCATTATTTTAGCTAAATCCTTATTAGTAATATTCATTTTGAAATCGGTTATGTCTGGATTATTATGTATTTCCCTACTAAGTTCATTTAGCATATAACATAAACAATTTATATCATATCCTTTGTCATATTTTGTTTTTAAATCTTGTTTTCTACCTTCCGGTATTATTAATGTGATTGCATTTGTATTGTCAATCTTAAAATAATTATCTTTAAATATTCCTAACATTTAAAGCACCTCCAAAATAATTTATTGTTCATCATATATATTAAGAACTTTTCTGAGATATTAACTGTTTTCGTAAAAATATTTTTTTAAAATAAATTTGTGCAATTCTTCGTAATGTGTTATCTATCCGTAAAAACCATGTTATCTATCCGTAATCTTGTGTTATCTATCCGTAATTGATTACGATTAAATTATTTTTTCCGTACCGTTAATTAACAAATAACCTGTATAATTATGAGCGATTCCTATATAATTAACTCGAAAAAATGCCAATCCGGAAATGTTCTTCTAATAGTATATATAAAAGTAATATAAAAGTAATATAGAAAAACTAAAAATAATACTCACTAATAATGAATATATATAACTAACTTTGGAGATTTTGTTATAGTAAGAGTAGACTTTTGTTATAGTAGATAGCACCAGTGAAAATTGTTTCAACATATTTCTAAAATAAAAAAAGATAACTAATATTATTAGCTATCTTTATCCTTAGTTACATATACTATTAGAGGACTCTTGTCCATGCAACATAGCACATCTCCCTCTCTTATAGTAACTTCATTGAAATACTTTTGAATTGTTCCTCTTATAGTATTCTCATACACATATCCATCAATCAAAGTAATTGCTTCATCGTGGTAGTCTATTATATCAACTTGTCCAACATATACATCTCCACGTAGTAATACAATCATTGCAGTAGTGCCATGTTTGAGATTATATATGTTTTCTAACTCTCTATTATCAATCATTCTCATCACTTCCATTCTGTCCATATTCAATCACAAACTTATATAAATCTACTTCTGATACTAAATCATGTTTTTTCAACCACTCACTTATTTGTTCATTAGTATAAGGAGTACCTATCTCAGCTTCTATTATATGTCCAGCTAATGCTCGAATAAATCCATCATTCATATTGCTGATATATATGATTTTTTGCTGAAGCTCAGGTCTGTATACGTATTGAGTTTTAGGTTCTTGCATATCAAAAGGAGGCCATGAAATTGTTTGATATTTAGACCGTGCATCTTTTCTCAATTTTCCTAGTTTCTTACTCATCGATATCATCATCCTCCTCAACCTCAATCTGTTCTTTTTCACCATAAACAATATCTTTTAGTTCCTGAATTTCATTCTCTAAATCTATATTCTTTTGAAGTGCTAATCGTGTTTTGATTATCTCATTCATCAAACGTATAGTACTTTCAGGTAAAGTTTGATTCCCTGCTGAATTTATTAATCTCTGTAGGGTATTTTTAATTTGCTCTGTACTTCCAATTCTGAACTGCTTATATGTCTTCTTTTCTTTATTTTCTTTTTCTTTTGCCATTATATTCACCTCCTTTTCATATAGTAGGTACGGTTTTAGTACTGTATTTTCATATAGTATTTTAGTCATACTAGTTGAATTTTTAATAAACTATTTTACTTGTGTTTGCGTGGTGCCTTACTTTGTGTGGTGATTGAACTGCATATACATACAAGGTAAGTACATTTATATTAAAAAAATACCCTTAAATATATAGGGTATCTTTGAATAATACTCCATTAATGTTTATATGTATTTCTAGTTTATTTCCATCTACATATATATTTTTTATTGCTTCTATTATTTGGTCTTTGGAGTATGTTTTATTTATTTTTATTTGTGCCACTTGTTTTTTCTTTTGTTGCAGTTGGTTTATTTTATTATTTATAGTATTGTAATTATTAGTTATTTCTTTTATTGTGTTATTTAGTTTGCTTATTTCTTCATCCAATTCCCCCGCCTTATTTTTATAGGTTGTATTATCAATTGTGTTGTCTAATAGTCTATCTAATAGTACTTGTTTTCTTTGTTTTACCTTGCATAACTTTTGCTGCACTGTATCTAAATCCAATTGGGAATAACTACTTATATTTTCATGTAGCGCTCTTATTTTGTGGGTAATACCTTGTATTTGGGTTAACTTCTGTCTTAATACTAATCCATTTATATAATCTTGTGTTACTAAATTTAATATTTTATCCTCGCTTAAATTTATACTGTTGCAGGCTTTTAACCCTTTAGTCTTTTTTAAGTAACATACTAAATATGTATGTGTTTTCCCGTGGTGGTCTTTATAACTATTTCTAACATAGTTATTCCCACATTTACAGTGAATTTTCCCAGCCCACTCTCCAATCCCTTTCCAAATCCCGCGAGTTTCCCCGGCTCTGTTATTCCTTATTTGCTGCGCCTTTAGCCATTGTTCCTTTGTAATTAGTGGGGGGATTTTTTCCCACTTTTGACCATTAATTATATCTCCATAGTTGTGCTCAATCCATTGTTCTTTTGGGCGTATTGTTACGGACTTTTGTTTTAGCAGCTTACTCCGTGCTTGTTTATTCCTTGTTAGATTACCATAATATTTGGACTGTGATATTATATCAGCTATACTATTATGGCTAAAAGGTTTATTATTTTTGCTCCTATACCCCGCTTCATTTAGTTCTTGTGCAATTCTTCTAAATCCTTTACCTTCTTCAGTGTACATATTAAATATATTTTGGACTATTTTGGATTCCGCTTTATTAACCACTAAATGGTCATTTATTTTGTCGTATCCAAATATTTTAGCAAAATTTAAGTTACCTTTTTTGGCTCCTTGTTGCATTCCTGTTATCACTTTTTTGCTATTAGCCTCACTGAAATTTCTATCCAATAATGTACTTAATCCAATCATAAAACTATCCATTGCGTTGTCCATTGTGGCAGTACTTTTTCCATCTTCTAAGTATTCAACTATCACTCCAACTTTTTTTAACATATTAAGTATTTGTAGCAAATACATATCCCTTCCTAGACGGGAGGTATTTTTTACTAAAATTCTTTTGTACTGCACTTCTTTTGTGCGGTCTATTGTTAGGATGTCGAATTTTGGCACGTACACCAGCGAACACTTTTCCATTAATTCTAAAAATTTAGGGCGATTAATATTGGTACCGGAAAATCCGTGGTCTATATATAAATCATATGCCAACCCGTGCTCCATACAGTAATTTATTAGTAGACTTTGTTGTGTGTTAATACTGTTTGCCTGGTCGTCATTTTGCGTTGATACCCTGCAATATAGTGCCACCTTCTGTTCCATTGTATTTCCCACCTCCACATATTCATTATAATATAAGTATGTGGAAATATGTGTTAATTTATACAATAAAAAAAGGCTATATATAATTTATATAGCCTTTGTGTTTACTTCTTTGCCCCATTTATTATATGAGTATTTGCGCCACTCATTTATTTTATTAAGTCTATCCTCGTCGTAAAAATCTTGTTGTAAATACCATTCTTTTATATCTTTATCATTTTTACTACTATTGTAAGGTCTATACATAGGAACTAAATTCCAAACTTCATGTGCTCCGCCTTTTGCAAGTGGCACTATATGGTCAATGCTTCTATTCTCTTTAACATTAATACTTTTACCACTGTATGCACACTTCCAATCAAAGTACTTCATCATCTCCAGCCATTGGTCAGGAGTAATTCCATTTCCTCGTTGTTCTCTTTTTCTTCTTTTAGTATTACCATTAAACGTAACTACTTGTCCTTGTGGAGTTTTATAGTATATTTTCCTTTTTTCCGCAAGTTCTTCTTTATTTTCTTCCCTATATTTTCTACTTCGTTTTATAAGTTCTTCTTTATTTTCTTCATAATACTGTTTATGTCGTTCCGCAATTTTTTCTTTATTTTCTTCATAACGTTTTTTATCATATTCTCTCCTTTCTTCTTTATTTTCTTCATTGTATTTATTACTGTATTCTCTCCTTTCTTCTTTATTTTCTTCATAGTATTCTTTTTTATAAGCACTTACACACTCTTTACACTGTGCCTTAAGACCATATTTACCAAATTTATCTCTATGAAAATTAACTGTATTAGCAACTAACCATCTACCACATTTATTGCACTTTTTAAATACAAAAGGTATCTTCATATATATTCCTCCAATATTCTTTTATTTTGTAACTTATATAAAGTATAGAAAAAAGTACCTATTTGCTAACTAGCTTCTGGAAAAAATTACAATAAAAAAGCACCCTTAGTTTTGGGTGCTGTGCTAACTAATATTTATGTTATACCATTGTTCTATTTTCTGTATACGGTCTTCATTATATACACATTGTCTTTTATACCATTTAGTGAAAGTATCCATATTTTTAAAATGTTTTACCCCGGACGGTGTATATTCAGTAGACCTCTTATTATAATAAGTTTTCTCATAATAAGTTCCCTTATGATAAGTGTGTTTTATTTTTTCATATCGTTTGAAAGGAAACTGTACTCCACCTATATCGAATATCCCGCTATATTTATCCGGCTTATGGGTTTCCATATTATATCCTACATAATAACCACTTAATGCACATTTGTTATCAAAAAACATAAATGCTTTAGTAAGTAGGTCTGCATTTGGATATTTAGTTAACCAGTTATAATAATCTATTAACTGTTTATATGTATTATCTAGTTTACTAATACCAGTTTGCTTCTGTAACCTAACTATATTTCTCATGTGTTCTATGAAGTCTTGTACTGTATACCCATGTCCATTAAAATACTTATTACCTTTTCTATGTCCCTCATATCTAATTAATAAGTCATTACTTACTTGCATATATACATCAATGGTATCATTATACTTATATTCCGTCATACTAGCCCACTTCCAAGTACAATAGTATTTATTATTCTTGTTATTTAGCTTACACGTAATGTGCTTATCTCTTACATCAAATACCCAAACTACATTATTATCTTTACCATAAAACTCATTGCGTTTATTGAATTCATCTTGGCTAATAGGTGAGTGTTGAAACTCTATTACTAAACCATTCACCATAATATCCGCCCTATGTTTTTCTCCATTTACTTCTAATACCACCTCAGCTAAATCTTTATTCTTATGGGTAAAACGTTGCTGCCACTCCAAGTGCCAATCACTCATTCCTTCTGCCCATGTATCGCAGTCTTTAAGGCTTTTATGGGCAAAATGATGTATCTTTTTAGTGCCTTGTTTAAGTATTAATTCCTGACCACATAATGGGCAGTAGTAACTTTGTCCTTGTTGTATGTCTGCTATATATACTCTATTATCGTTTATATCATTAGCATATAACACACTATCACCTCCTACCTATAATATAGAAAAAGTAGGCTATTTACTAACTTGATATTAGAAAATTGCATTAAAAAAGGCTGCCATCAAAATGATGAAAGCCTTAATACTTTATTTATTGTGTTCCTGTAAGTGCTAATTTTTTACGTGGGCTGCAACATCTAATATAAAAAGACCACTATATTTCTATAATGGTCTTAATTCTAATTTATCTAATGTATCTAATAGTGTATCAATCTTATCTACTTGTGGTGTATTATCTTCTACTCTATTTAGTAGCACCTTTTGTTGTTCCGGTGTTGCTGCATCAAATACGCTCTTTAGCATTATAATAGGTTTAACACAACTATAAGTCTTATATGTCCAAATAGGTGCATATTTTAGTTTTTTACCTTTCAACTCACCTGGATAATAAGGTCTTGGTAATTTATGAACTCTGATATATTTAGTTTTACTAAGATTAATCCATAATGGAATATAGTTAATACTTTCAATCATCATCACAAGTCTTTTCTCTTTTTCTGTATCAGTTAGATAGTAGCTCAATCCTTTGCAGTATTCATCAAAGGTATTATATTCCTCCCCGCTCTCTAAATCTATTATAGGCAGTTGTAAAGGGCTTACATTACCTTCTACTTTACCTAACTTGATAATATTAAAAGGTCGCTTTAAACGGTATATGGTGTTAATATATCTAATTGTGTTAAAAGGATGCCCTTCACTTCCTATTCTATGTTTGTCGCCCTCGGCCTGGAACTGTACATAATCCCCAGTTTGCAGCTCGGTTTTTAACCAGGGTATATTATCATTCATCCAAAACCAATCAGCAATTTTAACCGGTGTTTTTTTACTAAAATCCCATAAGTCCTTAAATAATAAACTTCTATATTGTTCACTATTTATATAAGGGTGGAATATAGTACTAACTCCACTATAGGTTGCTCTAAATACTCCAGGTGTATTTACATAATTTTTTAATCTCTTATAAATTGTTGCCATATAAAACCCTTCCTTTTTAGTTTATTATTGCCCTAAATAATCTTTAGGGCTATTTAAAAAACATACGTATTTCTTCTTTATCTAATTTAACTACATATATATCAGCATTAATAATGTATTTATTTCTAGTGCCACCCTTTTTAAGTGGTTCTTTATACTTATTATTTTCAATGTGTGTGCTAATACTACGGTTGAATATTCTTAATTGTGTACCATTCATTCTATAACAGTAATGCTTAATACTATTAATAATATGTCTTACGTCATTACATAAAAAATAATTGTTTGGTGTTACCACTAAGTAGTTATTTGTACTTATCATATAAATTCCTCCTTTTTTAGTTGAGAGAATTATGCACTTTCGGTGCATAATAATCTTCCACCGACCGATTCTTTATTTATTTTCAGTCTAACTAATTTATTTATTTAT